CGGCTTCGACCTTGTAATTCTTCGGGGAGCTTATGCCCTCGCCGTTCAGCGCCGCTGCGATCTGCCATGTCTTTGTACCATCCGCCGCCATTTGAAAGATGCGCCGTACCACGTCGGCGGCTTTCGTATCTACCAGAAGATGATTTTTGTCCTCCGGGTCTTTGACATATCCGTAAGGCGCATAGGGACTGAGAAACGCCCCGCGTTCGGCTCTGGCCTTCTTTGCGCTTTTTACCCTGCGGGAGAGGTCACGGCTGTACAGGTCGTAGATCAGCGTCCGAAACGAGGTATCGAGGCTGTCGATATCCAGCGGATTGCTGCTGTCAAAACCGTCGTTGACGGAAATGAAGCGTACACCGAGGAACGGGAACACGCGGGAGATGTAGTCGCCCACGGTGAGGTAATCACGGCCAAAGCGGGAAAGGTCTTTTACTACGATGCAGTTGATCTGCCCACGCTTGACCTGCTCCAAAAGCTCCTTCACAGCTGGACGCTCGAAATTCGTACCACTCCAACCGTCATCACAAAATTCCAATATTTCAGAGCCGTATAAATCTGCATGGCTGCACACATAATCCCGCAGGAGGCTGCGCTGGTTGGATATGCTCTCGGATTCGTCCTTTTCGCCGGTTCTCAAATCCGCGTCCTCGCTGGATATGCGAAGATAGATCGCCGTTCTCATGCGTCAGCTTGCCTCCCTTCCAAATATGTACAGAGTTCCTTGTATTCGTCCCGGTAGCGGAACACGATCTCAATATTGCTGCCACCGTCCACATACACACGCTCAATCAGCGCCTGCGCCATTTCTTTTGTCAAAACATCCGCGCCCCGGAAGCTGCCGAAGGCCGCAAGGAACGGGTTCTCCGGCGTGTGCGCCGCTTCCGCCGCCTGCCGGCGGGTCAGCGTCTCGATCAGCCGCTCCGCTTCCTCGGCTTCCGCTTTGTAGCGGCGCTTTAGCGTCATATACTCCTGCTCGGTCATGAGCTGATCCACATAGCTCTGATACAGGCTGTCATACAGGCCGTTACAGCGTTTGAGCGTCTTTTTCGCCGCATCCAGTTTGCCTTGCAGCGTCGCAGTCTGCTTTCTGTATTTGGGGGAGCTGTTTAGTCTGCGGACAATGGCTTCCATATCGGCGGCAAGGGCGATCTGGGTTTGAATGGCTTGCAGGAGCATGGGGAACAGTGCGTCCTCCCGGATGTTTTTCAGCGGACAGCTGCCAATGTCGTTGGCGTGGGTCAGGCAGATAAAGGTGTACCACAGCTTTTTTTCGTGGCTCACATTCTTGTACCGCACCAGCGGACGCTTACAGTCGGCACAGCAGACCAGCCCCTTGAGGATGTTTTCGGTGGTTTCCAGATGTGTGAATCTGCCGAGGTTTTCAAAGTATTCCGCATTTCTGCGCTGTGCAAGCGCCTGCACCTTATCAAAGATCTCCCGGTCGATCAGCGGCTCGTGGGTATTTTCAACGACGATCCACTCCTCTCGTGGCTTCTTATACTGCCCCCGGTTTTCGTAGAAGGACTGCCGCTTTGTACCCTGCACCATGTGCCCGATGTACACCTGCCGGGACAGGATGTTTTTTACAGTCTGAACGTACCAGATCACACCGTTGTACTTTTCTGTTTTGCAAACCCCGGTATTATACAGATAGGCGGAGGGCGAGGGCACGCCCTCATCATTGAGCCGCCTTGCGATCTGCGTGAAGCTCACGCCCTCGGCACGCCACCGGAATATCTGCCGGACAACGGGAGCCGTTGCCTCATCCGGTTCCAGCCTGTGTGGGTCGTCCGGGCATTTGCGATAGCCGTAGGGTGCCCACGCGCCGATGAAATCGCCGTTCTTCTGCTTTGCCGCCAGAGCCGAGCCGGACTTCCTGGAAATGTCCTTGCTGTAGACCTCGTTGATCAGATTTTTCAGCGGAACCAGATAACCGTCCGCGCCCCGCTGGGCAGTAAGCGTGTCAAAGCCGTCGTTAACGGCGATGAAGCGCACGCCCAGAAAAGGAAAAATGCGCTCCAGATAGTTGCCGGTCTCCTTGTAGTTTCTGCCAAAACGTGATAGGTCTTTGACCACGATGCAGTCTACCTCTCCGCGCCTGACCGCTTCCATGAGCTTTTCAAACTCAGGCCGTTGGAAGTTCGTGCCGGTCTGCCCGTTATCGCAAAACAGCCCATACAGAGTGAGCGTCGGGTCATTTTCGATGAACCGCAGCAGGAGGTTTTTCTGTCCCTCGATGGTATCCGCGCCGGGTTTGCCGCTGTCTTCCACGGAAAGGCGGGCATAGGCGGCAGCGCGGTATTGCTTCTGTGCCTGTGCGGGAGCCTCCGCTGCCGGAATGACCGGATTTGTCTTTCGTTTGGTTCTTGCCACTTATACCACCTCTCTGATTTGTGACCGGCGCAGGATATCCGTCTGCCACGCAAATTCATCCGCGAAGCGGAAGCGGACTTCCATGCGGTTGTCCTTATAAATAAGGATGCGGTCGATCAGCGCCACGACGATGCTGCGCTCCAATTCCGTAATGTTCAAATGCTCCCGAAACTGCGCCATCCACTCCCGGTGTTCGCCGCCGTGCTCTTTGATCTGCGTGATGGTCTCCTGCAAGGTTTCCATCTGCTTTTCGCACTCGGCGCAGCGCCCTGCGTAGTTCTGCTTGAGCCTCGCGTATTCGTCCCGGTCGATGATGCCGTCTGCAAGGCTTTCATACAGGGACATGAGCAGCTTCTGGAGCCGCTCATGCTCAGAGCGTTTCTTGTCGAGCTGCCGCTGCACCTTCTGGGCTTCTGCGGCTCTCAATGGAGCAGTATCCGTCATGGCAAGAATATCATCCAGATCAACCACGTCCCGGATATACTGCTTTACCGTGTCCAAAACCAGCTGTTCCAGCGCTTCATCGCGCATCCGATGGGGCGAACAGGATTTATCCTGCTTGTGCGCGGCGCAGACGTAGTAGATATACTTTTTATTGCCGGAGGGAACAGTTTTTCGTACCATGCTTGCGCCGCACTCGCCGCAGAACACCATGCCGCTGAAAAGCTGCACGGCGCTGTCGCCGGGGCTGCGGCGGGTATCCAATGAGAGCGCCTTCTGTACGCTGTCAAAGTCCCGGCGCTCAATGATGGCTTCGTGGGTATCCGACACGACCGCCCATTCGTTTTCCGGCTTTGTGACACGCTTTCGCACCTTGTAGCTGGGCGTGGTCTCTTTGCCCTGAATGAGCACACCGGTGTAGACCGGATTTTTCAGGATACGAAGCACCGCATTGGCCGACCATACCGCCTGTGGGTTCGCCTTGAAGGAAGTGGAAAACTTCATGCCGAGAGATTTCTTGTACTCCATAGGCGAGAGCACCCCGTTGTGGTTCAGACGGCTGGCAATGTCCTGCGGACTCATGCCCTCCAGCTTCCACGAAAAGATATCCCGCACGATATCTGCGGCATATTCGTCTACGATCAGGTGGTTTTTGTCTGCTTCATCTTTCAGATAGCCGTAGACGGCAAATGCGCCGATGTACTGGCCGCTCTTGCGTTTGACCTCAAGCTGGGTGCGGACTTTCACGGAAATATCCCGGCAGTAAGCTTCGTTTATGAGGTTCTTGAACGGGATGATAAGCTCGTCCGAAGCGTTCTTTCCGGCGAGGCTGTCGTAATTGTCGTTGACGGCGATAAAGCGCACGCCTAAAAAGGGGAATATCTTCTCGATGTACTCGCCTGCGTCCAGGTAATTGCGGCCAAAGCGTGAGAGGTCTTTTACGATGATGCAGTTGGTGCGTCCCGCCTTTACGTCCTCCAGCATTTTCTTAAAACTCGGACGCTCGAAATTGGAGCCTGTGAAGCCGTCGTCGATCCTGACGGCGTACTCCCGAAGCTCCGGGCGGGAGCGGATAAAGTCCCGCAGCAGCTCCCGCTGCCCGGTGATGCTGTTGGATTCCTCTTTATCCCCGTCGTCCCTCGACAGCCGGAGGTAAAGCGTGGCGTTCCAGATTTTTGTTTCGGTGTTGTGTTGCATATTGCCAGCTCCTTTCCTCCAAAATTGTACCCTGCGTTGCGCAGGACTGTCGAGGATGTCGCAGGATCAGCCCTTTGTGCGGATATATGCTTCCAGCCTGTCCTCCAGCGAAATATCCGTATCGGCAAAACTGACCCTGACCACATATTTTCCGTGCCGGTAGCAGTAGGGATTGCCAATCTGACGGATGAAATCCAGAATACGCTCCCGCTTGGGCAGCGCTGTGTTGACCTTTACATCGCGTATATCCACCAGCGCCGCAGGGTCAACGGCGCGAATATCCATATCGGATGCCGTATATGCGTCCATGCCATACCTCCTTGTTTGGGTTATTTCATGGTTATGACTGGATAAAGGAATGTATGAATCCGGTGTAACCGGCAGCGTGGACTTCATTACGGAGCCTCCATTTCTTCGGGGATATAGAGACCCAGGCTGATTTGGAGGGCTTCGCTAACGCCGTCCATCTGTTCACGGCTGACGCGCCCGATATAGCGCACCACGCGGCGTTTGTCGATGGTTTTGATCTGCTCCAGAAGAACGACAGAAGCACCGTCCATGCCCCTCACGGAGGAAAGCAGATAGTGTGTGGGCTGATGCGGTTTCTTGCCTCGGCGGGCTGTCAGAGGAGCTACAATGAGGGTCGGGCAATAGAAGTTGCCGGTGTTGTTTTGCAGCAGAAGAACAGGGCGCGTGCCGCCCTGTTCTGAGCCAAAATAGGGATTTAAGTTCGCCAGATAGATATCGCCGCGGCGATATGTCCAGTTCTCCTTCAAGGGCAAGGACTCCTTTCTGTTTTGGTATGTACAGCCCTAATTTGTCCTCGACACCCCAGAGCCGTGGGAAATCATCAGGCGGCGGCCGGTTGTGCCGCTCCATGGGATTTGAACCCCTCCGAGGATCGCTCCGAGCTGCCCCCATTGCGTGAAGAAGCTGTGGCTGGACAGAAGTATCGTTAGCCCTGCATACGGTCATGGCCGAATCGGGAACCGCCCGATTTTTCCAGTCGGCTTTATCGCTCGTTCACGGAAGCTGCGCTGATTGGATGTTGTCCGCACTTGTGAATGTCGTGG